TATTTACATTTTTACGCAATATTACAATATCGACCGCGTGAAAGATACCGGCGCGATACATTCAGAGCTGCCATCGCTTATTTCGTTAGAGGGTATTTCCCACATCAAATATGACGCGGAAAGTCTTTTGAAAATGCTGCCATTTTCGGCGGCGATGGCATTTACCGGGTTATTAGAATCGCTTATTATGGTGAAAGACGCCGAAAGCGTGCTTCATATAAAGGGCAACTCGTTCCGTGAAAGCGTTGTCCAAGGTATCGCAAATATCGCGACGGGGCTAACGGGCGGATTCGGCGGGTGTGTACTTGTCGGACAGAGTAAACTTAATTTAGCAAATGGCGCGAAAACCCGGTTTTCATCGGTCATCACAAGTGTGCTTTTTATCGTGATTTGTTTGTTCTTCGGTCGCGCCATCAACGAAATCCCGATTGCGGCGGTTGTCGGTGTTATGTTACTCGTTGTATACAAAACAGGCGACTGGGATAGCATATTCAAACCGCAATCATTTGATAGGCGATGGATAATAACACTCATCACCGCGATTGTCGGGTTCGCATCCGGGAGTTTATCGCTTGGTGTCGTTGTTGGTGTGATATTGGATAAGATATCTGCGTTCAAATACTAATTTTAGTATAAACATATGACAAAATTGAAATCATATGTTTATTGTTGTATATAACTCATCGTTCGTTTATTATACGTACACTCACACCCACACACTACGATGGCTATTGTTGCTCCTGAATCTGTATCTGTCTCCGTTGCCTCCGAATCCGAATACTGGCCTCGCACCATCGCCGCCGCGAATGTGTGGGACTTCTCGTATATGAACGACTCGCTTTCCACAAGCAATTTGAGAGATGGTCTGCGCGCAGTCGTCCGCGCCACCGAATCACCCGCAGTCAAGACCAAGGAAATTAATGTATGGAAGTATATCTCCAATTACAGCCCACCCTCCGACCGCGGATTCATGTTTAGTGGGGGCGACGACTGGATCATCACACTCGTCCAGAATGAAATGGAGGTCGGTCATTCCGGCGCAAGTATGGGATGGACAATGCGGAATATCGAGTTCATCGCGAAGAATGGGCTTCCGGCGCACCGAAATATGTATCTGAACCGCAGCCGCTAGTCGTAGCATTCCCGGATTCCATTCCATTCCATTCCATTCCATTCCATTACATTACAAAATGTCAATATAACACGGTAACGTATCCACATTCATAACAATATGTGTATTTCGGCCATCTTTCGGGAACTTCGCCGCAATGGCAGCATGCTTCTTATATTTTTTATACGTGATTTTATACTCATCAAATATCGGATTATGAATCTCGGTCGAAGGGATGTGATTGTGGACCGATCTCGTAATCATCTTATACAGTTTAAAATCCGGGTATCGCTCCTCTCCGCTCGATTTATACAGCACATTACGCCCCTTATCGTCCATCGTCCATTTCACGATTAACCTAATCACCGGGTCAGTTTTACACAGCTTTTCCACTTTACGCAGGTCGTATATAAAATAGTCGAATAGTGCGCATGCGAACCGGCACAAATCAAAACTGTAGTTCGGTTCTACAGTAGGTTTGTCCGCATTATAATATGGCGGGAAATTGTATTGCGTGGCGGCGTCGCCTTTCGGGTGGAAACTGTCGCTACAGATGAGCTCCCCGCGGAACTTGTAAATCGCCCGCCCGAAATCGATGATTTTAAAGATGCGGCCATACGTAGGGACCTTATAATACTGGTCTTCATAGAGGTAATAAAGAAACTCTTCAGTGGTTTCAATAAACATCACATTGTTCGTATGAAGGTCGTTATGTGTGAACGCAAACATCTTCTGATATATTATGAGCGTCATAATCACCTGGAATAGAATAGACGACCACTCTTCTTTTGTCAGTTCATCTGTCATCATGATATGGTCCAGGGTGCTTACACACTTTTCAAGGAGAATCGCTTGAACAGGGAAGTCCTTGATTTTAACGGTGATATTTTCATCATCGCTGTCGTATGAGTCATCACTGCCATCACTGCCATCACTGCCATCACTGCCATCACTGCCACTTCTACTGCTACCGCCAGCGAACGACGTATCATCTACTTTTATGGTATCATTTTTGTCGCCGCCATCCTCGCTGCCATCCTCGCCGCCATCCTCGCCGCCATCCTCGCCGCCATCCTCGCCGTCTATCGTAGTATAGGATGAATTTGACTGCGATGAATCACTGTCACTAGAATATTCTTGGTCTCTTGTGCGCTCTTTATGATTAAGTCTCGTTTTCATTGGAACATCCGTCACATCCGTCACATTCGTCGTATCCCCGTCGCATTGGACTTGCGAAAGCAGTTCATCAACATTTAATTCAACCATTTCGGTGCTCGTGGGTGTATCAATTACAACACATTCAGTTTCATCTACACCCTGCGCATTCACATCAATTTCATCTCCCCCTACCGTATCAAAACAATGAAGTCGGCCTTTACTATTTGAATAATCGTCGGCCGGATCGATGTAACCGTCATCGCCCTCCGCCGACGCACCAATCATCGGTTTCAACTTATTCCGGAGTTTCATTAATTTACTCACATTGATATCCGATAGGTCGGATTCGTCTTCGCCAAACTGCGAATAATCGATTGTGAAGAGTTCGTTCTCGTATGTATTGAAAAACGAGCATCCAACAAGATACTCGATATCATCAAACACATTCGTGGAAAATTCGCGTTGCTTACATAAATAACTGCCATAATAATCCAGCCCATGGACGACTCCATGGGTATGAAGTGCTTTGCTCGTTAAGTAGGAGAAAAACCCGTCAACATACGACGCATTGTTCACGTTTAGCATTTTCTCTTCACAATCCGCGGAACTCGAATTGTATTTGGGTAGCGTCATCGTTTTGGTGTCTTGAATATTATATTTACCCGATAAATACCGGATAGGGTCAAGTAGCGGCGAATACTTCACAAATATCGGCGCATTATGCGCATCGCCAGCGTCATCCCCAATCACCGTTTCAAGATGGTTTAGGGTTTGGCTGCTTTCATTGATTTGCGATGAATGCTCGATAATATTCTGTAAATAATACTTTTGGTTCAATTGGATACTATTATAATTGGACTCGTTAATATCGAAAAATCGCGAATAAATCGGAGTAAAATTCTGGATATCGAATAATAGCGCGGTTTCTATCTTCTCCGGAGTATACTTATGTTTCCGATAATGTAATTGGAATAACGCAGGCGTCTTCGATATAGACATGTTGTTCCTAAATGAAATACTGGTATGATTGTTAAATAGAAGTTATAAATTGATTTTAAACGGGGGCTCCACCGCATCCGATTCCGATTCCGATTCCGTATCGATTCCATTTCATTCCATTCCATTCCATTCGTAAAAAATGTCATTAAATAATATATGCCATTTTTATCACCATTTACTCGATTCGTCGTGATTGCGTGTAAATGAATTTAGAACTCGCGAAGTTTGATATGAAGGCCATCAGCTTTCGCCCCGATGAAAATAAGGGACCCGTTATCGTTCTCATTGGCCGACGTGATACAGGTAAAAGTTTTCTCGTTCAGGACTTGATGTTTCACCACCAGGATATCCCCATTGGAACCGTCATCTCAGGGACAGAAGCCGGCAACGGTTTTTTTGCCGCCCATGTGCCAAAACTATTCATCCATGACGCGTATAACACCGCAATCATCGAAAATATTCTCAAGCGCCAAAAGGCAGTCCTGAAGCAGGTGAAGAAGGAACAGGATATGTATAAGAAGTCGTCCATTGACCCGCGTACATTTGTCGTATTGGATGATTGTCTGTATGATAACAAGTGGACGAAGGATGTGATGATGAGGCTTTTGTTCATGAATGGGCGTCATTGGAAGGTCATGTTAGTCATCACAATGCAATATCCCCTGGGTATCCCTCCAAATCTCCGCACCAATATCGACTACGTTTTTATCCTCCGCGAGCCATATATTGCGAATCGTAAGCGAATCTATGACAATTATGCGGGTATGTTCCCCACTTTTGAGAGCTTTTGTCAGGTCATGGACCAGTGTACCGAGAATTATGAGTGTCTCGTCATCAATAACAACGCGAAATCGAACAAATTACAGGACCAAATCTTCTGGTATAAGGCACAACAGCACGGGCCATTCAAGCTGGGCAGTAAGGAGTTCTGGGAAATATCGAAGAATCTCGGTTCTGATGATGAAGGAGAGCAGGTATATGACCCAAACGCCTCGAAAACCAGTAAGGCGCCGAAGATTAATGTGAAGAAGAGTAAGTGGTGATGGAAAAGTTGGTCTCGGGATTGCGAGAACGATATTTGATGATAATCTTGCTTTAGGCTATCCTAAATGAAGATTCTAATATTAGAATTTTATAATCATGTTGATTTACATTTGGGTGTAGTAAGATGGCGAAAATAGTATTTTAACCATCATTTTCGCTTTCGTTTATAAAAGCAAGCGTCATTTTAGCCGTCGCTTTCATAAATATCGCTTTTCAAATGTAAAAGCGACAGTATTACGTTCTCGTCGCTTTCATAAATCCGCTTTTGATTTATAAAAGCAACATTAACCGCCTATTTAACCGATTCAACACATCCGACAGGTCAAACCCTGGTTCGTTCGGATTGTAACGTATTATTGCGTAACCCTGATTCTTGATGAAGTCCTCTCTCGCCACTTCGTTCGCCACTAACCGGTCGCTATGTCCGTATTCGTCGCATTCCACGACAATGAAATCGTCCGTAAAGCACAAGTCGACCCGATAAGGCCCAATCTGAAACTGTCGGGACATCGAACGTAAACCGCGGTACGCATTTTCAATAAACCCGATAGTCTGCGCTTCAATACACATCGGAAATCTGACAACTTGGACTTGGTCCGACGCAGTAACAAGGTATTTGTTTCTGAAATTAAATGAGTTCTTGAAGAGCTCAAATGCTTCTTCCGTAAGCATATATACGATACGGTTATGTCCGCCATTCTGTTTTTTTGTTTCATTGACTACTTTCAGTTGTGACTTTGTATAATGGATATTCTCTCGGTAGTTCCTTTCCAAGTGTCTTATTAAATTGTATTTTGATGTCTGAAAACAAGCCAACGACTCATCCAAATCGCGCGTGAACTCGGGCATAACAACGTAAATACAGTGTATTACATACAACAGTTATTCACCGTCTATTTATTTCAATTTTATCTTGCTTTAATATTCTACTACACTAATTAAAGTTATTGTATTCATTTTTCTTGCCCATATAAATATTCTGTATTGTATTTTCACTTGTGATTTTAATAATATTTTGAGCTAATTCATTAAACCAACCATACGTATCATTCCACACATCTTCTTGAATAATTCTTATTATAGAATAACCATTTTCATTCGCACATTTTTCTTTGTATTGGTCGTTTTCAAATTGTTCTTCTGGTGTTTTCCAATTACTGACTTGAACGAAATGTTGTCTCCCATCTAATTCAATAATAACCTTTTGTTCTTTTAATACAAAATCAAATGGAAGAATTCGACTGGTAATTTGACTGGTAATTTGACTTTTACACCAATCTGCACGAAACTGTGAAATGATATTTGGATAAATTTGTAATAGTTGTTCATATAATTTTTTTTCAGTTTTATTTACACATAGTGGACACCAAGAATTTAGTGCTGTGATATTCTTTAAAATACTTTCAAATTGATGACCACAATCACAATCAAACCAATATTTATTATGTGAACTCTTAAAAACCTGTCTTGGGTTTATATGAACGTTTTTATCGCTCCAATATTTTGATTTGTCGTGTGAAGCAAATGATTTTTCAAAACAGGTTTGACAATCTTTATTTTCACATATTTTTTGAGGTGGATTAGCACAATAAGGACACCAAGATTTCATTCCAGTAATACTATCTAAACAACTTTCAAATTGATGACCACAAGTATCACAATCAAACCAATATTTATTACCAGAAGATTTAAACACTTGTCTTGGTTTTACAACGCCATTTTTCTCACTCCAAAACTCTGATTTGTCATGTGAAGCAAATGATTTTTCAAAGCAGGTTTGACAATCTTCTTTTTCGCATAGTTGTTTATTTACACTGCCACAATAAGGGCACCAACTATTTCCAGTAATACTGTTTAAAGAACTTTCAAATTGATGACCACAATCACAATTAAACCAATATTTATTATGTGTTCCCTTAAAAACTTGTCTTGGTTTTACATCGCCATTTTTCTCACTCCAATATTTTAATTTTTCATGTGAAGAAAATGATTTTTCAAAGCAGGTTTGACAACCTTCCTTTTCGCATAATCTTTTATTTGCACAATACGGACACCAACAAGGTTTTAGTGAAGTAATGTTGGATAAAGCACATTCAAATTGATGACCACACATATGACAATTAAACCAATATTTTTTGTGTGAAGATTTAAAAACCTGTCTTGGTTTTACATTACCGTTTTTCTCGCTCCAATATTTTGATTTGTCGTGTGAAGCAAATGATTTTTCAAAGCAGGTTTGACATTCTTCATCATCGCATAATCGTTTTGAGTCGCACATTTTTGCTTTATGATATAAATTTTATAACAAAATTTTGAATCAATTTAATTACATATTAATCAATTTAATTATATATTAACCTCTACAGATTTCCACGGCCAAAATGAGCCGCAGCGTAAAAGACAAAACAGTCTTCAATGATTATTATTACTGTGTAGCGGTTTAATCTGTTCGATAAACCGTATTACTCGCAGTAATAATAATCCTACTTTCAAAAGTATATTATTCAAATACTATTTAACGTCGCCGACGTCGCCTTGTTCTAAGCTCACCGCTGCCTCCACCAAGAATAGCGCATCTTATTATTGGTTTATTCTTACCGTTACCGTTACCGTTACCGTTACCGTTACCGTTACCAGTCTTAGAAATCTCATTAACAGATACAAATTCACCCATTCGAGTTGCGGTAATCCCGCGCGCAACTGCGGTCTTTTTCTTGCGTGTGACGGCATCTGCCAGCGTGATATATGTTTTGGCGGATGAACCGGCGGGAGTTGCGGTATAAAGCAAAATAAGTCGAGCAATTTCGTCATAGGATTTGACGACACGCCGACAGGAGATATTTGCCGATTTCATATTGGCCTTGAATACATCATAATCGAAATCAAGCGTATGGATGTGGTGTATTGGCTGTTTCTTATCTTTATCCGGGATAATATCGACGCCCCATATTTCTTGATACGCCCATATCATTTGCGGTTGGTCCCAGTCAGGATAACTATTTGACGTGATTGCGTTGTCGATAAGGGACGCAAATACAAGACAAAAATGGATATTTCGGTGGACATCAAGTCGCGACTCGTCGTCTGCGTCAGAATCCGCCGCAGCAGCCGCAGCAGCACCCGCATTGCGCCGATGTTTCGACATTTCGACCAAAAATGGCAGAGATGATGTCTGACGTAATATTCCGATGAACCGGTCATAATGCGGTTCTAATGCGGCCTTGCTTGTTATTTTAGAGAGGAATGTGCCCTGTGACGTTTTCGTATGAAATGCCGACTGCCGCGAACGTTTATATTTCCAGATTTCATCCAGTATCATATCTTTGTCGGTTATTTCGGCCACACGTCCGAAATCAATTGCTCGTACATTATCCCGGTTTTCCGTATCAATAAACCAATTTCCTTCATGTGCGTCCACCAATTGTTTTTTCTGTTTACGCATACACAATAATTGAATTGCCGCAGCTCCTCGTGCGGCGGCTACTCGAAGTCGTTGGTTTTCAACACTTGATATTACTTTGTATGTATTTTCGCCCGCGCCACCCGCAGCGCGCGTATCATCGCCCACCATTTCCATACACATCATAACCACCGATGTTTTGTGTTTGGGTATTTGAGACAAGAAATATTCAAATACGCGAATCACTTTAACGCGTTTGACTGTATCCGGTTTTCGCCGAATAGCCGATATCATACATCGGATATTCTCCTCATCAAACTCGATTAAATCGCCGATGAGTGATGGGACCATTTTTTCACCGAGATGAAATGTCTGGTATAATTCATTGTGGTTTTTCTGCTCTACTGTTATTTCGTCTGTTTCCAAACTAGATTTGTCAATCGCATTATCATCATCATCCGAATCATATTCTGGATCTGTTGGTAAAACAAGTTCAAGTTCGTCTAAATCTGTATCATCTGGGTCGTTGCGTTTCATAACTATTTTCAATACAATCGACGATACGGCGACACCACCACTTCCAGCACGTTGTTTCTTTTTACCATTTATGGAAATATTATCACTTCGCATAAAAATATCACCATTCGCGTCAACAAGCCCACCCGGGCGATGAAGTACAAATATAAAACCGGCCATCGAACTAAATGTAAGTGGGTTAATTACCGTATCGGCGCGCATCATTGATTCGATGATACATTTATTTATTGTATTATGGCTCTTCGCCTTGTGTAAACAATAATATACTCCGCCACCTTTCATTATATAATATACATAATATAATGAAATGAAATGATTTAATAATGGAATCGAATGGAATGGAATGGAATGGAATGGAATGGAATGGAATGGAATCGAATCATTAATCAACTTCGGTCAATTTCTTCACATCAGACTCTGACTCCGTATCCGCACCCGACGATGCCAACCGTGACAACCCGTGGTCACTATTCTTATCCATCACGACATCCTCGCTCTCAAACAGCTCCTTGCGCATCTCTTCCACGGTCATCGATACAGACGCAGTCTCATCTCCAGCATTCCAAATACCGCCGCCGACGCTCTCGCTCGCTGTGCCCGCACCCGCACCCGCACTGCTCGTGCTCTCCAGGTCCCGTGGCTTCGCATCCACCAACGTCTCGCCATCCTTCGCCAACATTTGTGTCAACTTATTCCCGCTATCCTTCGCCAACTTGATATTCTCCTCAATCGCCTTCGTCTTCGAATCCTTGACACGCTTATCAAACTCAGTCTTCGCCTGTTCCTCGTTCTTCTTCTTCTCCGCCATCAACTGGTTCAGGGTCTCCTCCATATACTCAACCCGACCGGTCTTATACGCCTCCGGGTGGAAGGGAACCCACATACCGACAGGACCGACGTAGACGTCGTGGTTCGGGTCAACCTCACGCAACATCTGGCAACGCAATTCCGCCTCCTTCTGTGACCCGAACACACCGCGCACCTTCAAACCGCGGATGCTCGTTTGGAAGTTGTGCCTCTCGCCAAACTCGTTCTCGAGGTCGTCCTCATGCTTATCTAGGAAAGTCTTGTATTCGTCATAGATGTTCGTCTTTTGAAGAGTCGCCTTCTCCTCTTTAGCAAACTCCTGAAAATCCGCCGAAAGCTTGTCGAAATTCACGTGGTATTTGAATGAAACGAAGTTAAGGAACTGGACGAACTTCTCCATCGACTTTTGATAGTCCCAATAGTGAAGAAACTTCTCGAAAAAGAAATGGTCCTTCTGCTTCAAAATGGATTCTGGGGACACGAATGACAAACATGCGAACTTTTGGCCCGCAATAGGCTTGTCCTCCTCCAACAAATCAATATATTTAGAATTGACAACGCCGGTTTTGGATTGTTTCAGTTCAACGCCGAGTGGCGCGGCGGACGACGAATCAGATGAAGTAGCGTACATATGAAATAACGACGATATAATATACTACGTTATAGATATTTAAGTGATTTGAACGCATTAATGGTAATTCATAAATAATAATTTCTTTCTATTATTTATAATAATATTTCAAATGACTGCTGGAGTTTTTGATTTAGGCGAACTCGTGAAGAGAACCATTAAGTATTTGGTGGAGGGTGTTATGGTGGCCATCGCCGCTTATGCTATCCCTAAACGCAGCTTGTCGTTTGATGAGGTTGCGCTTATCGCACTCACCGCTGCCGCAACCTTTAGTATCTTGGATACTTATGTCCCTAGTTTGGCTGTATCCGCAAGGACCGGTGCTGGCTTCGGTATCGGTGCGAACCTCGTCGGTTTCCCCACCCCTCTCCGCGTGTAAAATCGCGTAGCACGACGATCGCCACCGCGACGACGACCACCACGACAACGACGTCTGTAATATATATATTTAACTATATTACAGAAATGGTAGTTTTACCAAAAATAAATGAGTTTCGCGCATTCATAGGATTACCGCCTCCAAAAAAGGAAAGCGGCGCTGTCACCGAAATGCGCGAACGGTTCGGTTCGTATTATTACCACTTGACCGAACGCGACCCTGACCGATACCGCATCTTTATTGCTTTAGGCATAACCTATATTATTATTCTGCTCGTTCAACAAAAACGTTATTATTGGTGGTACCCGACATTTAATCTGACGATATCCGGGTTCGGTAAAATGTACCCCGACAGCAATACCGAGATAAATACCGTCATCACCGAATATATTATGAAACGAATGCCGAGCGACGTCGCATTTTTCCGGTTGACAGATATGAATCCCGCCGCCGCATTCACAACCGTAATCAAACCCGACGAAATGTCAGTCGCGGAAATGGAACGGATTATGACGGGTATGCGTGTCATGTTTATTACATTGACGCTGAAACGGATCTACAATCGCGCACGACCAGCACACGTCGCACCCGAAGTCATCAATGAAGCGAACGGAACATTATTACGGTCAGACTCCGCGGACACACCCGCATACCCGTCAGGTCACGCAGTCCAGACATATTATTTAGCGAAAATACTATCGCGGAAGTTTCCCGCCAAAACCCACGCGCTAATGGAGGTCGCGACCAAGTGCGCGAATATCCGGATTATGGCGGGACATCATTACCCGAGTGACCGCGATTTTGGGTGGTGGGTCGTGGACCATTATTTGACGGATGTCTAGCGGATTCTTCGGCTACCCGCCGTCACCGCCTCCTATTCGGCGGCGGATTCTTTACCAAGTCCAGCATCAGATTCTCATAATCCACGAAATTGTTCTCTATATCACTATACCCCGGCCGCTGTGTGACGCAAATCGGAGTAATGAGATACCATCGGTCCGCGCGCTGAAGTTGTTTCCAATACGCATCGCACGCAAACGAACTTATATTGCCCGGATTGGCCTCCAGGTGCGCGACGCCTTCTTCAAAATTGCGAAGAAGTGTGTCATAATACCGACTACAAACCAAATAGCACCCAGTCGTCTGGCAATTCGCAATCCGAAAACAGCACGGCGATTCTATCTTGAACGGCGGGTAATTATTCCCCGAAAACAGCACGACATCCCAATTATCTTGAAAATTCGACAAAAAAGAGGTCACCTGACTGGAGAGGATCGCAGGATGTTTCACCAGCGCATCATCCTCCATAATAAGGACGTGGTCCCATCCGTTACGTTTGGCGAAGCGAATACACTCGATATGACTTTTAGAACAACCGACCGCACCGCGCTCGTGCTTGATGGCCGAAAACCGAGTAATGGGGAAAAATGTGTATTCATTTGGATACACCCGGTATAATTCTTCAAAATGCGACTCAAATTGCGCGCGACGGTCGGGACGTGAATCAAGATTAATATATATAGCGTGTTTTATGTCGGCGAATCGACGGAGCGGCGATGACGGCGAGAGGTCGTCCATTTGATATAGTTTATTCTAATAAATAATATTCATACGATATTTATATTATTTATTAGAATAATATTCATACGATATTTATATTATTCATGTCAACTACTATAAACATCACCTTTTCAACATGCTTATATAATCTGAAAAATCGGCACGGTGCCGATAAGCATCTCGAATGGATGCGCGGGTTTATTCGTATTGTAAACCGGTTCTATCTTGTTATTTATACGGATAAAGAAACGTATGACTTCATCGTCACCGAGGTTCGAAAATTAGACCCAGAAACCGTATCGCGGATTAAGGTAGTCATCAAACCCTATACCGAATTTTATAATTATAAATACGCAGAATACTGGAAAAGCAACAACAACAATCCGGCATGTAAATTGTATGGTCTCGCTGACTGGCGCTTGAATATGTTATGGTGTGAAAAGGTACATTTTGTACATGAAACAATAGAACGCCGGTATTTCGATACGGATACGGACTATTATGGATGGTGTGATATCGGGTATTTCAGGGATACGCTGACGGGAACCACGCGATTTACATTGGTAGAAACGCAACACGCTTATATCAAGTTGATACGCGAGAGATGGCCTAATCCTGCGAAAATAAACGCACTGGATAAAAACCGGGTTTATTATGGGTGTAATATCAGCCCAGACTTGATGAATATCGCATTAAAATATCATTCTGACCATTTCAGTAGTTCCAATATAGACGCCGAATCAGAACTTCCGCGAATAATATACGATAAAAGAGCGCATTTCATTTCTGGCGGGTTTTTTATAACGGGTCGAGAGAAAATGAAATGGTGGGCGAACACATTTCAAACCACACTTGAAAAGTATATCGCGCATAATGCGGTAATTCAGGACGACCAATACTTTATTTCTGATTGTATTTTTAGACGGAATACGGGTACAGGTTCCATTTACGAAAAGGATTTTTGTATTACGAAAGTCAATGAAACGTCGCCGGATAAATTATGGTTTATGTTTCGGGATTTATTGTTGTGAAGCGAAGCGGCGAAGCGGCGAAGCGGTGAACGAACGAACCGGCGAAGCGGTGAACGAACCGGTGAACGAACCGGTGAACGAACGAAGCGAAGCGGCGAACGAACGAACCGACTTAAAACATACACCATTATTTCTGTATAATAATCTGATTCGGAATGATAACCGCAACCATTATGGGTGGGTTGGGAAACCAACTATTCCAGATTTTCACGACCATCGCTGCCGCATTACGAAACAATGATACATTCTTCTTCGTACAGCAGGATGAATTGGCGGGAAATCCAGGACACACTCGTTATACACACTGGTCAACATTACTCCGCGGTCTGCGTTCGCATCTCACACCCTCCAGTGATACTGTCCATAAAATGTTCCAGTCGTTACCTACCTGGAATGAAATCGGGTTTCATTATACAGCCGTCCCAACCGAAACCGCGAAATACCCCAAACCGCTTCGTCTTCACGGCTATTTTCAGAGCGAGAAATATTTCGCGGATAAATACGCGAGTGTATGCGAGATGATACAACTCCCACAACAGCAATCGTGGATAAAACATATGTATTCGAATGAGTCGTGGAGCGCGGATTATGTGGGCAATCATGCGAAAAAACGTATATTGGTAAGCACGCATTTTCGTATAGGCGATTCTATATATAATTTACATATTCACCCGGTTATGACAGTAGAGTATTATTATCGCGCGATGTGTCGTATCATTGCGTCCGTGTCAGCGTCCGCGTCCGCGTCCGCATCCGCATCCGCTCATGACACCAAGGCGTCGTATACATTTCTCATTTTCTACGAACCCTGTGACAAGGAAATCGTCATGAAGCATGTCGCCGAGTTGAAGCAGCGATGCGCGACCGACGTCAACGGTCCCGCCTACGGGCGTGATATTCAATTCCATTTCGTCCGTGATACCATCGCTGATTGGCAGCAGATGCTTTTGATGAGTGTATGCGACCATAATATCATCGCGAATAGCACATTTAGTTGGTGGGGTGCGTATTTTAATGCGAACCCGCAGAAGATTGTTTGCTATCCGAGTGTTTGGTTTGGACCAGGTGTTTCACATGATACACGGGATTTATGCCCGGAGTCGTGGGCGAAGATTGAGGCGACGGTATAGACGACGGTGTAGGAAATAATAATTATTTATTCTTTAGATACTATATAATTATTAACCAATTATTTGTTTTTAGTCAATGGCGTATTCTCGTGGTCGTCGTCTTTCCAAAAGACAAAACGTCGTTCTTTGAAGAGAAAGAATGTGAAATCGCGGAAGGTGATGAGGGGGGGGGGTGATGGAGAATGCAACATAAGTGCCGAACGAATAAAATATATTTGGTGGATGAATGAACCCCTAAGGAAGATTCATGTTCTTACGGGGATGGGGGTAAGTGACCCTGATGGTGACGCTAAACTAACAGCAGACCAGGTTATCGCAAAACACAAATGTAAATAAATTCGCATCCTCCCTCACGGCGTAGCGATAAACTCCCAATCCAAATCAATACATATCTTCTTCCATATCTGGTCTTGTTCAATCCGTTTCTCACGGTCTTTCAACATCGGGAAAAATGGCAGGAATTCGCGTCGCCCCAGTAGTTCGCACAACTTATACACCGTATAATAATAATTCAGGAAATTCACCCGGTCGTCGGGGCAAAATTTCGCATAAGGTCCCTGGATTTCCATAAACAGGTTACACAATCTGTCCTCCAAATCCGGCGTCATCACCGGAGGTTTAATCCCCAGTTTATCTTTAATAAATGGAATGTGTTCATAATATTTATTAAATCCCAGTTTCTTCATAATCTCTTTCGCTTTCTTATCCGTGAATTGAGTAATTTCAATCCGCTCTTTCTTGATTTGCTGTTTGATGCTTTCAAGAACGTGGTCCGGTATCGATGTGGTCTCCTTCGCCTGAAACTGCGCGAGAATCTCGCGGAAATGGTTGATGCGTTTATACGCGTAAAAACAGGCCTCTTTAGGCGGTTCCTTATACGACGGTTTTTCGTTATCGATGAGAAAAACGACATGCTTGGCGCACTGGTTACAAACCATAATCCCTTCACTTTCAACCGGTATCATCTCCCCCTGTCGACAAAACTGGCATATATCTGTAGGATAGACATATTTAGAAATATCCATATACGTCTGGTCGATATTCGCCAGGTATTTTTCGACAGTATTATGCTGGATTTTAAAGAGCTCTTCGGTCTTCTTGGCCTCCGGCAAATTGAAGAACGCATTTAGGGATTTCGTTTTCATCGACCCGCCCGTTGTGATTGTTTTCTTGTTTTCGAAATACTCGAAGATATACTCGCTATTATGAAGGTAATAGTTTTTATAGTTCTGTTTATATTTCTTGATGCTGTCATTGATTTCTTTGATTCGGTCGCGAATTTCAAGGCATTCTTCAATCACCAACTTCTCTGATTTAGGAATATTGGCGTCACCGCCGCCGCCGCCGCCGCCGCCGCCGCCACCGCCAGCCGATATATCTTTGCGCAGTTTTTCCAATCGTTGTTTTAGGGTGTTTTTTTCACTTTCAAGCGTCGGTATAACTGTATCTTCGATATTTTGAAATTCGGTTTGTAGCTCTTTATGCTTACTATCCAGTGTAGTAATACTTCTTTCATCTAATATGATTTTTTTAGGCGGTTTATACTTGAATAACGACATATAATCACACGACAAATACGAAACGCACCTCCACGATAGATAGTTAAAATACGAATACAGGCGTAGTATATATAAATCACGCAACGAAAATATGACGAATACGGAATCCGTTTGTGTATAAAGAGGTTTAGTAATTATTGTTTAATTGATATTTAGTAAAATCGTTCGTTTTCGTAATTATGTCGTTTTCGTAATTTTTTTTTCTTTTTGAATAGTATAACCAGCAATTTCATACAATGGGTGGAGGACTTATGCAACTTGTCGCCTACGGCGCACAGGACGTTTACCTGACTGGTAACCCCCAGATTACTTTCTGGAAGGTTAGCTACAAGCGTCACACTAACTTCGCCATGGAGTCTATCGAGCAGACTTTTAACGGCCAGGCTGACTTCGGTCGCCGTGTGACCTGCACCATCTCACGTAACGGTGATTTGGCGTACCGCACCTACCTTCAGGTGACTCTCCCCGAGATCGGACAGCCCCTCAAGGGCGCCAACGGTCAGGGTGTTTATGCCCGTTGGCTCGACTTCCCCGGTGAGCAGCTCATCTCCCAGGTGGAGGTTGAGATCGGTGGCCAGCGCATTGATCGCCAATACGGCGACTGGATGCACATCTGGAACCAGCTCACTATGTCTACCGAGCAGCAGCGCGGTTACTTCAAGATGATCGGAAACACTACCCAGCTGACCTTCATCACCGACCCCTCCTTCAACGATATCGATGGCCCTTGCGACGCTTCCGCTCCTCGCCAGGTTTGCGCTCCCCGCAATGCTCTCCCCGAGACCACCCTCTATGTCCCCCTTCAGTTCTGGTTCTGCCGCAACCCCGGTCTGGCCCTCCCCCTCATCGCCCTTCAATACCACGAGGTCAAGATTAACCTTGATATCCGCCCTATTGAGGAGTGCTTGTGGGCCATGAACTCCCTCAACGACGACGCCACCACCACCAAGGTCACCTCCGCTTACAACCAGTCCCTCGTCGCCGCTTCCCTCTACGTCGACTACGTCTTCCTCGACACCGATGAGCGCAGGCGTATGGCCCAGAACCCCCACGAGTACCTCATCGAGCAACTTCAGTTCACCGGTGATGAGTCCGTCGGTTCTTCTTCCAACAAGATCAAGCTCAACTTTAACCACCCCGTTAAGGAGCTCATCTGGGTCGTCCAGCCCGACAAGAACGTCGACTACTGCTCGTCCCTCGACAAGGGCACTGTCCTCAACCGTCTCCTCGGCGCACAGCCCTTCAACTACACCGACGCCGTCGACGCCCTCCCCAACGCCATCATGGCTTTCGGCTCTCACGACTCCGTCGCCACCACCACCGGCTCTTACATCAACGCCTCCGGCCTCTTCACTGATGCCGGTGCCCAAGATGTTTACACCACCGGCACTTCTTGGTGGCACGGAACCGACACCAACAAGCCTTACAACCTTCCCAACTTCGGCTCCGGTCAGAACTCCGGTGTCTCTGATGCCGGCACCTTTGTTCTGGCTGAGACTTCCCTCGATATGCACTGCTGGGGTGAGAACCCAGTCGTCACCGCCAAGCTCCAGCTTAACGGCCAGGATCGCTTCTCTGAGCGCGAAGGAACCTACTTCGACCTCGTTCAGCCTTGGCAGCACCACACTCGCGCCCCAGACACCGGAATCAACCTGTATTCCTTCGCACTGAGGCCCGAGGAGCACCAGCCTTCCGGCTCGTGCAACTTCTCTCGTATTGATAACGCTACCCTTCAGCTTGTTCTCTCCAACGCCACCGTTGAGGGCACGAACACCGCCAAGGTTCGCGTGTATGCCGTGAATTACAACGTTTTGCGTGTAATGTCCGGTATGGGCGGGTTTGATGTATTAGTTGTAGTAATGTGGATGTTATTACTATCAACAGTAAACAAGACCAGAAAAATTGCGTGCCATAGCCAATTGAGCTCTAGCTATGGGAAAACACTTGGGTCCTCAGTATCGTGTTTTTAATGATATAACCAGACCAGCAATTAGTGACTCTGACTTGTCGTCGTCAGAGTTGCGACACCTCTTCTATTGTTCTGGGAACCCCTTAGAGCATTATCTACCAAGCTGATATCCGAAAGGAATGAGTGGCCAAGAAAAAAAACTTGGGTATGGTGAAAATGATAATGATTGGGCAATCAGCAAGCTTACTACCTAACGACGACATGCTAGTCTATGGTAGGGCATCAGAGACCGCACGGAGGTGGGTTTTCAGTGAAGGTTTAAGCAACCGGAGAAAATCTAAGATACAGTCCATCCCCTAGGGAAACTTAGGGTACAAGAGGGCATATTCGAATTAATTTTCGTAGTGCATCACAACTCATATCTACCATTCTATTTTATGTTTATTGTGAAATAAATATAAAAAATTAGTATATTCCATTTATTTTCATACGCGGTCTATCACCGCATCACATACCTAACTGTCACAATCATAAAACAATTCCACGATTTCAACCGTCTTCTCTGTTGCGTTTTCTGGGTTCGTCCAATATTCCACTTGTTCGCGCAACCTCTCCAAGCGCGATTCCCATTCTTTTTCTTTCGATTTATTCACTACACAAATGCCTTTCCCATTCACACCCCAGCACGAAGTAATGCTCTCACCGTCTTCGTCGGTATACTCGTCAGGGTTAAACCGAATGAATACAATTGGTTTATGGCCTACATCTTGTGACAACTCCATTATTCGTTTATTTTCGCAGGAGCAGTCATAATTCGCGTGACTGTCTTCATCAACTTCCACTATAACAACCTGATACCCCATGTCAAGCATCAGGTCGGGTCGACGACGCGAACAGCCATCCGTTATTGTTTTATCAGCAACCCAACTGAAATCGGGAAAATGTGAAGTGATGTATTCAACAACACATCGTTCTTTGGTTTTGTAATTTCGGGATACGGGTTTGTCTGGATGAGCGTGGATGAAACAGTTCAAACAATAACCTTCGTATTTATTGCGAACAAATGTATTACACCATTCGTTTTTACACGTTTTGCTTACAATATCTTTCATATGAGGTAATTTATGTTCGAAACAGTATAATGGCGATAATTCTGTTGTTGTATTGTATCTTGGCATCTTTTTGCATCCTTGGTGAATACACATTTTACTAGTTACATTTATCATGTTTTCAAAACGATGAGCCAAGCAATATAATGGTTTCTTTTCATTCTCATAGTTGAAATGTGCGGTAATTTTACAATTAGGATAAACACACCTCTTTGCGGTAACATCAATCATTCCTTCTTGCTTGTGTAAAGAACAATATAATCCGGTTCGGTTACCTTCAACATTGAAATAAGCGATTACATTACATTTATCATATAGACACTTCTTGTGCGTGACATCAATCATTATGGAACTTCTATGACAACTACAATATAGAGGCATTTTTTCAAATGGATTGTTGAAATATGCGTAATGTGGACATCCTGTTTGAATACACCTTTTTTTAATTACATTTATCATATCATCTGACTTATGAGAAGCACAATATTTTGCCTTTTTTGAACCTTCGATATTGTATATTGGAATAGTTTTACAACCAGGATATTCACATCTGTTATTTTTTATGTTAATCATACCAGGTAGTTTATGTTCTCCACAGAAAAGTCGTTTGGGTTTACCTTCAAAATTATATATTGGTGTTTTGAAACAATTTTCAAAACTACAAATCGCGGAAATAACATCTAGCATCCCTTCTAACCGATGGGAACCGCAATATAACCCGGTTGTTTCACCTGGATTATTAAATGCGGGTTGTTTCCCACACCTCACCCCCTCCTCATCAACAAAAGCACACTTCTTCGGCATTTCACCCTTCTATAAATCCACCCCACCTAATTTAATTTCAATTTTACCCCAATCAAAAAATTGAAATCGTTTATTTTATTTCAATGTATCCCATACACTTGCTACACTCATCGTTTCGCTACTTCGTTACGCTCCCCCGCAATGCTCCACTTCCAAACACAACACGACTATATCACCCAGAAATACGGCTCCTCCGCATCCGCCCCCGACTCCGCAGCCTCCTCCTCCGTCACCTTCAAACCAGGCCACACAAAATCTCTCGGCCGCACCGCCAATCAAATGAAAAATCCCCTCTGGGAAATCACAAACCCTCAAACCGGGGAAATCGCATCGGTCATCATGTACTGCGAACCAAACGAATACTGCGAATTGTGCCCAACGAGCTATCAAAAAATACTGGACTACGAGGCAAACCACAACCAAGGCGAGAAAATAACGTGGTATAAAACCACAAACGGGTATATTTCGTGCGACAATCATGTCTCTATTCATCAAGTCATTATGGATACGTGGGGAAATGGAAAAGGTACAAGCATCGTGAGCGTCGACCACCTTGACAGAAACCCTCTGAACAACAGATACGACAATTTACGCATTGCGACGATGCAAGAACAGCAAAAGAACAGCAAAGGCACTGCCGATGACGGAACTAAGCGCGAGAGAAAACACAATGCTCGCGCTCTTCCCGCAGGCATCACGCAAGATATGTTGCGTAAATATGTCGTGTATTACTTTGAATACTTGGATAAAGAGCAAACACGGTCGAGAGAATTCTTCAAGGTTGAAACGCACCCCAAACTTGAAAAACCGTGGATGACAAGCAAATCCGAAAAAGTATCGCTTCTAACGAAATTGGAAGCAGCGAATAAGGTCGTCCGCGATTTGGAAAAAGGCATCTTCCCGGAGGATACCGCACCCGCGGCGGTGCTGCCGAAATATATCTCGCTCATCGTGATGCGCGAGAAACCGCACTTGGTATATGAAAGAAGACGACCCGACACCGGCGTTCGCGAAGGATTGCGTATGGTATTACCCGAAAATTATACAATCGAGACTGAAATCGCGAAAATGAAAGAGAAAGTAGAAGCAAAATACGGGGCTTCGGCGTTGGATTGAACCATCCGCCTACACCCTTCACCAACCTAAACCCATAAACCTTCCACAAACCCACCGACACAACACTTCCGGCGACTGAGATTCATTTTTGCTTGAGATTATATACTAACGGAATAAAATTTACTTATTCGCATAATATTTATAAATTCCTCCGATTATCCAAGCACTATTTATCACGATAGATTGATATTGTTTTGACGTAATACAAACGATTAGTAACCCAGTTGCGCCGAGGGTATTCAATATAAATCTAGGTCTCTTTCAATAGTCATGACATATGGACACAATACTAATATACTTCCCGCCCGTCCAATGCCTTCCAAAATAAATGTTGTAAGCTTATGTTCAGAGCATACTGTAGAAACCGGAATAGGTACAGATTCCTGAATAGGTACAGATTCCTGAATAGGAATTATTTTATTCATATTATATCTTGATTCGTATTTTTATTTTCAATCTTCAATCTTCAACGGTGAAAATAAAAATTTATGCGACGTGTCCATCCCTTACGCCCATACTTACAATGCTGTCGCTGTGAGAATCCGCGCGGGCGTCGGCAGTTGATACTACGCTTGTATTTCATCGACCAATGACGGCGGCGGTGAGTGGATAAAGGCATCATCGATGTATATATTATCGTGATATTACAATTCACGCATCAAACCCTCAATACTATCCAAGTCCGTCAAAAACCGCGGATACCGGCCGTGAAACTCGCGCATCCTAGCGAAACATGCCGGGTAAGACCGGTCGAGGAGGTCCTCGGTTACATCCGCCCACCGATTCACGACCAAGCAAGGAAACCCCGTGTCGGGGTGATACAACCGGTCGAACACCGTATTCGTCTGTTCCACAATCGGAACGCATCCGAGGTAAATACATTCGTAGAACCGGTGTGTATCCATCCCGCACCCGCGCGGACATAAAGCGTACCTGCTTACCAGGGTTGATTCATATACGAGCGTTTCCGGGACCTTCTCATAAAAAAACTCCGCAGTATTCCGTTTCTCTCGAGCTTCGCATAACGCAGCGTTATCATTGGCATCATTTAGATTATAGACGAATGACGCCCGCGAAAACAGGTCATAGCACTCCTGGCGCGACGGATGCGTCCATACACTGAAGCACAGTAAACATTTAATCGGGCGCGCATGACCGGGCAGCGTCGTCCGCATCGACATCCCCTTTTCAAGCAGGTATTTATGATTGAACCGGCGATGCATCGCCACGATAGACCCACAATCGCGTATACCGATTGGCATAATATGAATATTGGGGTGATTGTAAATATTATTCTGGATAAAAATGCGCTTACTTACAGGCAGTATTTTCTGGACAAACTCCCACGAAACCACCGGTTCTTCCATAATATAAAACACGACGCTGACATTACGGGCGCGTAGTATCGCCACGACCATATGGATTGGAACCTGGGTTTCTCTCGTGGATATGAAAATCGAATCGCCGTCGCGCAACTGGGCGGCATATTCCGCGTAATCGTGAACACCGACATCGATTCGGTTGGTATAACATAACGTGCTGTGAAGTGCGAACCCGATTTGCGATAATTTGAAGATGAGTCCCCCCGATAATTCGTGTTTCTTGCGTTGGATTACGTTCATTCGGTTTCACTTCACTTCACTGGTATTTAGAGCGTTTCAGTTTTATATGTTTTATACCGTCGATATACAAATGACCGAACCCGCGCCATCGACGCCACCGACGCCATCGACGCCACCGACGCCACCGCGTCGCGAGTATAAGCGCGAGAGAAAGCAAACCGCGCAAATATTACCCCCCGGAATCACGCATAATATGATGAAGAAATATGTCGTATATTACCGCGAGATGACCTACCTCAAGGACGGCAAGCAGCAACCGAGAGAATATTTCAAGGTGGAAGCACACCCCAAGCTAAATAAGCCGTGGATTACAAGCAAATCCGTGAAAATCTCCCTAATCGAAAAATTAAACGATGCGAATCAGGTCGTCGATGATTTAGACGCGGCGACGACGGCGACGGTGACGGCGGCGGCCACCGCCGATATATCAACAATCACCGAGAGATGGGCGAAACGCCTGCCGAAATACGCAACGATGCGTATCGTTAGAGATACACCCACAGCTACAATTCTCTCGGCGAACTATGATAGAAAGGATAATCTTAATGGATTTAGATGGACGGGAAGTCATACATTCTCTTTGCCTATGACGGGGGATGGCGCCGACGCCGACGCCGACGCCGCCGATGCGGCCATAAGTATCGAAATCCAGATACTCCGAGAGAAACTTCGAGAGAAATACGGGCTGGATTTATGGGGCGTATAATGTAGAGAATAAATGTAATAAATGTAATAAAGGTAATAAAGATACCTGTATAGAATATTACACATATGTTCAACTCGCAAGATAACCAGGACCAGTATTTAGAAACAAATATATTCAAGGGTCATAAATCCGGATTTTATGTGGATGTAGGCGCACATGATGGAGTAAGTATCAACAATACACTCTATTTCGAGGAAACCAATCAGTGGACAGGAATCAATATTGAGCCGATTAAAAAGGTGTTCGATAAACTCATCGTCAACCGACCGAGTAATATCAATTTGAATTGCGCGGTTTGTAACAATGACGGAGAGACCGAGTTTCTGTGTAATACTGGTTATACGGAAATGATTTCAGGAATCAAGGACACATTTGATGACAGACATTTTCAACGATTATATTCGGAAAATGTGGAGATGGGTTCAACTACAGAGGTCATCCGGGTGAATACCAAAAGGTTGGAAACGATATTCGATGAACATCACGTATCACATGTCAATTATTTGTCGGTCGATGTTGAAGGTGCGGAGTTTGAAGTCATTAAATCTATAAATTTCGGTAAAGTATTTATAGATGTGATTGGATTTGAAAATAATTATGACGATGTAAGCGTGCCGATTGTTGCCTATTTAGAACACCAGGGGTATAAAGTGATTCATAGGTCGCTTGATATTTTTATGATACATACAAAGTCGGCTTTTTATCAGGGGGCGTAGTAGGCGCGGAGCAGCGGGAGAAGCACGATTACAACCAATCGCCGGACATCCCGTCAAGCACGGTCTCGGCGCCGCTAATCACGGTCTCTGCGCCATCCTTGACTGCGCCAAGAACATTGTGATGGGTGATATCGTTATAAGTATCGATACCGTGTGAAATCGTTGCGGCGCCGTTGCCAAGAACGGAATCGCCGGCGAGGTGGGATACGATGCCGAGACCGGCCTGAACCTCGTGTTCGGTAATGTGGATGTGAAAGGTCATTCGAGAGTTATATATATTAGATATATATTGTTATATATTAGATATATATTGTTATATATTATTTATTTGTATAATTATATATCGCTGTTAATGTCTGTATGCGTTCCTCAAATACATACGTCTTCTATACCAGAGAATATAGAAGACGATGACTTGGTGACCCCTAAAGCACCACGCGGAAAACGAAGCGATTTAACCGAACAAGACTTGGAAGAATTCGTGCGTTCGTTTGCGTCTACGATGACGTCCACGTCGACCCGACA